TAATGCTCTATATAAAGAGAAACAATCTTGTGTAGTTAAAACATTATTTACTATTTTTATCATTATTTTGTATCTTTCATTCTCTATAAAACTAATATATAAGCTACTATATGCTACAAAAATTAAATTTCAAGCCTGGTTTTAATAAACAAGACACAGAATCTGGGGCCGAGGGACAATGGACAGATGGTGATTTTGTTAGATTTAGATATGGTTTACCTGAAAAAATAGGTGGTTGGAATCAACTTACAGCTGCATCTAAAACATTGCCAGGAGCAGCTAGAAAACAACAGGCTTTTACTTCTTTCGCTGGTGAAAAATATACAGCTGTAGGAACATCACAAGGTTTGTTTTTATACTATGGTAATGATTTTTTTGATATCACACCTTTGGATACAGCTATTACAGGATGCACTATAACAACTGTTAATGGTTCAAACACTGTAACAATAAATAAAGGATCTCACGGTTTAGCTAAAGGAAGGTATGTAACGTTATCTGCTGTAACTGTTACAGGTGCTTCAGACTATACACCAGCAGAATTACAACAAGTTTATGAAATACAAACAACTCCAGATGTAGACAAATTTACTATACTAGCTTCTAGAAATGAAGGAGGCTCAGGTATGACTGCAGCCGGTGCTGCAACTGTTAATCCTTATGTTGTAGTAGGTCCTACTTTTCAAACTGCAGGTTATGGTTGGGGCACTGACTCATGGGGGTCTAGCACATGGGGAACTGAAAGTGCAACTAGTGATGTGATTCTTGACCCAGGAAACTGGAGTCTAGATAACTTTGGAGAAGTTTTAGTTGCAACAATATTTAATGGTGAAACTTTTACATGGAACGCCGGGGCATCAAATGCTAGAACAATAAGAGCATCACAATCAACAAGTAATTTTCAAACAACAAACAATCCAACAGCTACTAGAATTTCTGTTGTGTCAGACAGAGATAGACATTTATTTCATATGGGAACTGAAACAACTATAGGTGACCCTACAACACAAGACCCTATGTTTGTAAGATTTTCTAATCAAGAAGATTTAAATACATATGCACCAACAGCAACGAACACTGCAGGGACTTTTAGACTAGATACCGGTAATGAGATTAGAGCAGCTATACAAGGTAAAGATTATATTTTTGTAGCAACTGATCTTGCAGCTTATGTAATTCAATTTGTTGGTCCACCATTTACTTTTTCTGTTAGACAAGTTGGTACTAACTGTGGATGTATTGGTCAGCATGCTATGTCTTATGCAAATGGTGCTGTATGGTGGATGTCAGCGGAAGGTGGTTTTTTTGTTTATGATGGTACAGTTAAATCATTGCCATCACTTGTAGAAGATTTTGTATTTAGCACAGACGGAGATAACTTAGGTATTAATTTGAATTCAAGAGATGTTATCTATTCTTCTCCTAATTCTTTATATACAGAAATAAATTGGTTCTATCCAAAGTCAGGATCTGATCAAATTGATAGATGTGTAACTTATAATTATTCAGAAAATGTTTGGACAACTTCATCATTAGCTAGAACTACATATCAAGACCAAGGAGTGTTTAATGCTCCGTATGCAACAGAGTATACAGCAACAGCCACACCTGTATTTCCAGATATATTAGGTATTACAAATTTATATGGAGCCAGTATTTATTATGCTCATGAAGTAGGAACCGATCAAGTCAATAGCTCAGGTACCACTTCTATTGATGCATTTATTAGATCTGGAGATTGGGATATTACTTCTAGACGAAGCGCCTTGGGTCAGGCAACAGGGGTTGCTGATTATAGAGGTGATGGAGAATTCTTTATGTCAGTTAAACGATTTATACCTGATTTTAAATATCAAACAGGTAATGCTCAAGTAACTTTATTTGTAAGCAGTTATCCAGATGATGTAGCTGTTAGCTCACCTCTTGGACCCTTTACAATAACTTCTACCACTGATAAGGTAGATACAAGAGCTAGAGGCAGATTAGTTTCTGTACAGATAGCCAACACAGCAGTAGGTGAGTCATGGAGATATGGCACACTTAGATTAGATGCGCAACCAGACGGAAGAAGATAATGGCAATAGTTATTGGTTTAGATGGAAGTTTAATAGACACAGAAGGTAGAATTAATTTTTCACCAGAAGGCTCAGATGTTTTACCGCCAAATCCTTTTCTTTCACCTGGAACTGCTGATGATGGTATTGCAAATTTAATTGGGTCACCTGCGAATCAAGATATGGGATATCTTTTAGGAGTACCTGAAACATCTAATGCAGGGTATTTACAAGGTGTTCCACAAACAGCAGATGATGCAGGATATTTATTAGGTGTTCCACAAACAGCAGATGATGCAGGATATTTATTAGGTGTTCCTGGAACTGCTGATTATGGATATCCAAATGCCCCTGCAAATAGATTAGAAGGATTAAATTTAAATAGATTTGAAGGAGTAGGTTCTTTAGGCATAGCTAATGAAGATGATGTAGAACAAGTAGATTCATTAACAGGTGAGAAAACGTCAAGTGGTATTATGGATTTAATAATGGGTATAGCTATACCAGGATATAATGTTTTAAAAAATATAGGTAGTAAATTTAAACCAGATCCTAGAGCAATAGGCATACGAAATTTTTATAGTCCAGAAGGATTAACAAGCACTGGTTCAATAGCTTCAGGTATTATGAAAGGATACAATCCTGTATCCGGTGGTTTTTTAAATATGATTACAGGTGGTAAGTTTGGTAAACCAACTAACTATGGTTTAGCAAGAGCTATGCAAAAAAGAATTGAAAATATATTAGGAAGAAAAGCACCACAAACAGATGCGAGTAGAGACAGAGTTAATGAGTTACAAGGATTACAACTAGCAGAAATGAGAGATAGAGTTAATAGAGGAGAGAGTTTAGGATCAATTGGTAAATCTACATTTAGTGGACCAGGTATGGCTTTTGAAAAACAATCAGGTGGAGTTTCTGGTAAAGGTACAGCTGACGAAAGAAATTACGGCGGTAGATAATGGCTAAGATAACTAATTACATACCTGAACCAAAACAAGAATACGATGTAGATAATCAAAGACAGATTATGGAATCTTTAAATACAATGAAACAACAACTTAATTTTTCTTTTCAACAAGATTTAAAAAACGAACAAGAAACATTTAATTACTTTTTATCGTGAGTATATTTTATAAGAATCAAGGTTTTAAACAAGCTGGTACAGGTAAAGCTACAGTGCTTACTTGTCCTACTGATGGACAGATTATAGTTAAAAGTGTTTATTGTGCAAACAATGATGCATCATCAGGTATTTTAGTTAACATGAATTTTGTTGACTCATCTGATTCGAGTACAGAATACGAATTTTTTAGAGATGAAGTAGCAGCTAAGACGCAAGTAAATGCTTCACCTCAAGGCTTGAATTTAGAAGCAGGTGATGCTATAACTGTGCAAGCAGCTACAGGCAGTAATAAAATACAAGGCCTGATAAGTTATGCGCTTATAAACAGAGAGAATGAAAACGGATAATATACATAAGATCGATTGTACAACTATAACAATTTATAGGAATACAAAGACAGGTGAAACTTCTAAAGAAAAAATGGAAGGGCCTGATATTG